ATGGACAAGGGACGCGAGGACGAGATTGTGCCGCAACATCATCGGCCGGTGCAGGCCAAGACGGGCAAGCCGGGCGGCTGGACCAGGGCGAAGCGCGAGGCGTTTCTGGTCGAGCTGGCGGCGAGCTGCAACATCGTGCGCGCGGCGGCGCTGGTCGGGATGGGGCAGAGCGGCGCCTATCGCCTGCGCAAACGCGAACCGGATTTTGCGGCGCAATGGCAGGCGGCGCTGGAAATCGGTTATGAACGGCTGGAAACCGCACTGGTGCGCCGCGCCCTGGAGACGGTGGGCGAGTTTCCGGTCGAGGCGCTCGACGAGCGCAGCGAGCCGGTCGAGAAGATGACGGTCGATCAGGCGATCCGCATCCTGACCTTTCATCGCGAGAGCATCCGGCAGGGACAGGCGCGCACGCGCAAGCCGCAGGCGCGGCATGTCGCGACGCAGGAGGAAACCGACGCGGCGTTGATCAAGCGCATTCGTATCGTCGAGCGGCAGCGCGCCGCCCCCGCGCCATCGCCCGAGGGCGATGCAGGCGCGGATGCGCGCGAACCCCGATGCGCATAAGCGATGCCGAGCTGGCCGCCACCGACCCGGAGACGCGAAGGTGGCGGTCGGACGGCGTGCTGGCGTGGCTGCGCCGCCTGACCCCCAAAGCGCTGCGGCGCGTGCTGCGCGAACTGACCGACGGGCAGAAAGCCGAGCTGGTGACGCGCTGGTATGGCTTTGAAAATGACGGCCAGCGCGAGCCGGCGGGCGACTGGCGCATCTGGCTGATCCAGGCGGGGCGCGGGTTCGGCAAGACGCGCGCGGGCGCCGAATGGGTGAGCCAGATCGCCCGCGACCGGCCCGGCGCGCGAATCGCGCTGGTCGCGGCGACGCAGGCCGATGGGGTGCGGGTGATGATCGAGGGACCGAGCGGGCTGGTCGCGGTGGCGCGCGCGAACGAGGAACCGCGCTGGGTCGCGGGACGGCGCGAATTCCTGTTCGACAGCGGGGCGGTGGCAACGCTTTATTCCGCCGAGGCGGGCGAGGAATTGCGCGGGCCCGAACATCATGCCGCCTGGTGCGACGAACTCGCCAAATGGCGGCGCGGGACGGTGGCGTGGGATAATCTGATGCTGGGGATGCGACTGGGCGAGACCCCGCGCGTGCTGGTGACGACGACGCCGCGCGTCAATGCGGCGATGCGGCGGGTCAAGGCGGCGCCGGGGCTGGTGGAAACGACGGGGCGGACCCGCGACAACCCGCATCTGCCGGGCAATTTCGTCGTCGCGATGCTCGAAAGCTATGGCGGGACGCGGCTGGGGCGGCAGGAACTTGACGGCGAGATGCTCGAGGATGTCGAGGGCGCGCTGTGGACGCGCGGGCTGGTCGAGCGGTGCCGGGTCGCGGCCGATGGCATCGGCAAGCCGGTGCGCGTGGTGATCGGGGTCGATCCGCCCGCGACCAGCACCGGCGATGCGTGCGGGATCGTCGTCGCCGCCCTGCTGCGCGACCGGCGGATCGCCGTCGTCGAGGATGCGAGCGTCGCGAATCCGCCGCCGGGCGTCTGGGCGCAGGCGGTGGCGGGCGCGGCGGCGCGCTGGGGCGCCGAGCGGGTGGTGGCCGAGAGCAATATGGGCGGCGAGATGGTGCTGGCGGTGCTGCGCCAGGCCGAGGTCACGCTGCCGGTGGTGCCGGTCCATGCGAGCGTCGGCAAGGCGCGCCGGGCCGAGCCGATCGCGCTCGCCTATGAGCGCGGGCAGGTGGTGCATGCGGGGGCCTTCGCCGAACTGGAGGACGAGCTTTGCGGGTTGCAGGTCGGCGGCGGCTATGCCGGGCCGGGCCGCTCGCCCGACCGGGCCGATGCGTGCGTGTGGGCGCTGGCGGCGTTGCTCGATGGGCTGCGGAGCGGGGCGGGGCCGGGGGTGCGGCGGGTTTAGACGCCGGGCATGGTCCTTCTCCCCTCCCGCTTGCGGGAGGGGAGCCGGTTTACGGCTTCACCATTTGCTCATCGGTCCATCTTCCTAATCGCGATTGCAGGAGAACATCATGAACTGGTTTGGCCGCAAGGCTGCGCAGGGTGCTGCGCGACCGGCTTTGTCGCGTGTGTATGGGACGTGGTCGGCGCCCGCGCCGCTGTCGTGGGAAGCGCAGGTGCGCGCGGGCTATCTGGGCAATGCGATCGTCCAGCGCGCGGTGCGGCTGGTCGCCGAGGCGGCGGGGTCGGCGCCGGTGGTGGCGAGCGATCCGGCGCTGGCGTCGCTCGTCGCGGCGACGTCGGGCGGGCAGGGGCTGGTCGAGACGCTGGCGTCGCAATTGCTGCTCCACGGCAATGGCTATGTGCAGATCCTGACCGACGCGGGCGGCGCGCCGGCGGAATTGTTCGCGCTGCGGCCCGAGCGGGTGACGGTCGAGGCCGACAGCCGGGGGTGGCCGGTCGCCTATCGCTACAAGGTGGGCGGCGGCGCGGCGGTGCTGGCCGCCGAGGATGGCGCGGGGCGCGTCGCGGTGGTGCATGTGAAGGCGCTGCATCCATTGGACGATCATTATGGCGCGGGGTGCCTGGGCGCGGCTTCGGGCGCGATCGCGGCGCATAATGCGGCGGCAAAATGGAATGCGGCGTTGCTGGGCAATGCCGCGCGGCCGTCGGGGGCGCTGGTCCACGATCCGGGCGACAAGGGGATGCCGCTGTCGGCCGAGCAGGTCGACCGGCTGCGCGAGGAACTGGCGGAGAGTTTTGCGGGCGGGGCGAATGCGGGGCGGCCGTTGCTGCTGGAGGGCGGGCTGAAATGGCAGGCGCTCTCGCTGTCGCCCGCCGAGATGGATTTTCTGGCGCTGAAGGATTCGAGCGCGCGCGAGATTGCGATGGCGTTCGGGGTGCCGCCGATGCTGCTCGGGCTGCCGGGGGATGCGACCTATGCCAATTATCGCGAGGCCAATCGCGCGCTGTGGCGGCTGACGGTGCTGCCTTTGTGCGCGAAGATATTGGGGGCGATTTCGCAGGGGCTGGCGGGGTGGTTCGCGGGGGCCACGCTGCGCGTCGACCTGGATCGGGTGCCGGCGCTGGTCGAGGACCGGATGGCGCTGTGGCGCGAAGTGTCGGGGGCCGACTGGCTGACGGCCGATGAGAAGAAGGCGCTGTTGGGAGTGGGGTAGCGGAGAAGAGGATTCGCGCAGAGACGCAGAGAGCGCAGAGATAGCGGCAATAGGCCGCCGACCCTGGATGACGCAGGTAGACGGAAGGAATGGGCGGCTTCGCCGCCGTTTTCTCTCTGCGTCCTCTGCGGCTCTGCGCGCATTGTTCCCAACGCATAGGGAGATTGCGACATGGATGAGGACGAAGCGCTGGCGCGTTTGATCGCGCTGGCGGGGACGAGTGCGGCCGGAGCGTCCGGTGCGCCGGACGCCGCGCTGCTGCGTGCGCTGGTCGAGGAGGCGAGCGAACTGGGGGCGCGGCGGGCGCTCGCGCGGCTGGGGCTCGCCGACGCGGCGGCGCGCGACGATGTTAGCGATCTGCGGCAACTGCTCGGCGCGTGGCGCGATGCCAAGAAGAGCGTGTGGGCGGCGGTGATCGACTGGGCGGTGCGCGGGATGCTGGCGCTGCTGGTCGTCGGGCTGGCGATGAAGCTGGGGCTGCCGGGGTTGCTCAAATGAGGGGCGCGGCGGAACATCCCCTCCCCCGACCCCTCCCGCACGCGGGAGGGGGGATCAGGTTCGCGGGCTATGCGTCGGTGTTCGACCGGGTGGACCGGGGCGGCGACGTGGTGCGGGCGGGGGCGTTCGCGGCGAGCCTGAAGGAGGGGCGCGGCGTGCCCTTGCTCTGGCAGCATCGGCCGGGGGCGGTCGTCGGCGTGATCGAGACATTGGCGGAGGATGCGCGCGGGCTGCGCGTGGTGGCGCGGGTGACGCATCCGACCGCGGCACGGCTCGTCGAGCAGGGCGCGCTGACGGGATTGAGCTTTGGCTATCGGGTGCGGGCTGCGCGTGGGCATGAACCGCGCGAGTTGCTGAGGCTCGACCTGGCGGAAGTGAGTTTGGTGGCGGCGCCGATGCAGGCGCTGGCGCGGGTGATTGCGGTCGATTTGGTGAAGGAGTGACAAGCATGGACGATATGGAAGTGAAAGCCGACGCGCTCGATGGCGCGTTCGATGCGGTGCTGGCGGCCGAAGCGGTCGACGAGTTGAAGGCCTCGGTCGCGGCGCTCAAGGCCCAGGTCGACGCGCAGGCGGTGGCGGCGTCGCGGTTGCCGCTCGACGGGGCGAAGGCGGCCGACCCGGCGCGCGATGCGTTCGTCGAGCGTTATCTGCGGCGCGGGATCGATGCGGGCGTCGAGATGAAGAGCCTGTCGGGGGCGTCGGGCGGCGAGGGTGGCTATGCCGTGCCGCGCGAGATCGACGGGGCGATCGCGGCGACGCTGAAGGGCCTGTCGCCGATCCGGTCGATCGCGACCGTCGTGCAGACGGGGACGAGCGGATACCGCAAGCTGATCGCGACCGGGGCGATGGGCGCGGGCTGGGTCGGCGAGACCGACGCGCGCCCGGCGACCGCGACGCGCGGCTTTGCCGAGATCGCGCCGCCGTCGGGCGAGCTTTACGCCAATCCGGCGGCGAGCCAGGCGATGCTCGACGACGCGATGTTCGACGTCGAGAACTGGCTGGCCGAGGAGCTGGGGCGCGAATTCGCGGTCGCCGAGGGCAGTGCGTTCGTCAACGGCAACGGGACGAATCGGCCGAAGGGCTTTCTGAGCTATACGGCGACGAACGAGGCCGATGGCGTGCGCGCGTTCGGCTCGCTGCAATATCTGGCGACGGGGACCGCGGGCGCCTTTCCGGCGGCGAGCCCGCAGGACAAGCTCGTCGAGCTGGTGCATGCGCTGAAGGCGCCCTATCGCCAGGGGGCGTGCTGGGTGATGAACAGCGACACGCTGGCGCGTATCCGCAAGTTCAAAACGACCGACGGCGCCTTTATCTGGCAGCCCGGCATGGTCGAGGGACAGGCGGCGAGCCTGCTCGGCTATCCGGTGGTCGAGGCCGAGGACATGCCCGATGTCGGCGCGAACAGCCTGTCGATCGCCTTCGGCAATTTCCGCGCCGGTTATCTGGTCGCCGACCGCGGCGAGACGCGCATCCTGCGCGATCCGTTCAGCAACAAGCCTTTCGTGCATTTCTATGCAACCAAAAGGGTGGGCGGTGCGATCATCGATTCGCAGGCCATCAAGCTGATGAAATTCGCCGCCAGCTAAACAGCACGGCGCGCGAGGGGCGTCCGGTTCCTTCCCTTTCGGAGCCGGGCGCCACCCCGACAGGTTTGCCGCGATGCGCGCCTTTGGCGCGCGGTCGCTGCGCGACCTCCACCCCCACCCAGCTTCGACTAGCGAACATGTTCGCAAGTCTTCGCAACCCTTCCCCTTTGAGGGGGAGAGGGATTTGTTGGAAAGGATGGCCCTGCCATGCCGAACCCCTTTTTCGCCGACCTGGTGCGCGAGCTTGCCCAGGACGGCGGGACCGGGCCGCTGACGCCGACCGGCGCGGTGCCCGGCCATCGCCGCTTTGCCGACATCGTACCGGCGGGCCGCTCGTTTCATTATGCCGTGTGCGGGATCGGACAGCCGGGCCAGTGGGAAACCGGCCTTGGCCATATCGACGAAAGCGGCCGGCTGGCCCGCGACACCGTCGCGGCGTCGTCCGCCGGGGGTGCGCGGACCGACTTCGCGGCCGGGCTGAAGACGATCGCGCTGACCGTGGGCGCCGACTGGTTCGCGGCGAGCGATGCGGCGGCGGCGACGGTCGCCGGAACGCCGGCGGCCAAGCAGCCGCTGTCGACGACGCATGCCGACGCCGAAAGCGCGGCGGAGGACGACCGGCTGACGGTGCGGCGCGGCGCGGGCTGGGTGAATCTGCCGCTCGCGGCGTTCGCCTGGCGCGATGGCGGTGGACGCTATCAGATCGGCGGCCCGATCGCGGCGAGCAGCGGCACCGCCGCGGCGCCCGCGATCGGCTTTGCCGCCGATGGCGACACCGGGCTGTTCCGTGTCGCGGCCAACTGCCTGGCGCTGGCGACCGGCGGAGCCGAGCGGCTGCGCATCGACGCGGCGGGCCATGTCGGGGTCGGCAAAAGCCCGGTGGCGCGACTGCATGTCGCGGCGCCGCCCGGCACGCCGCCGCTGATCGTCGAGGCGGCGAATGAATCGGACAATAGCGGCCGGGCGCTACAATTTCACCTGAACGGGCAGCGATGGTGCGACATGTATGTCGTTTCCAGCGGCGGCGGCGATTTCGCCATCGCCACCGGCGCCGTCACACCGACCGAGCGGCTGCGCATCCGTTTCGCCTCGATCCGACCGGGTGCCGACAATGGCATGTCGCTCGGCGAAGGCAGCACGCGCTGGTCGGTCGTCTACGCCGGCACCGGCGCGATCAACACGTCGGATGCGCGCGACAAGAGCTGGCGCGGCGCGGCGACTTCCGCCGAACTGATGGCGGCGCGGCGGATCGTCGGCGAGCTCGGCTTTTACCAGTGGGACGATGCCATCGCCGAAAAGGGGGCCGACGGCGCGCGGCTGCACTTTGGCGTGCGCGCGCAGGCGGTGTGGGCGATCATGGCCGACGAAGGGCTGATCGACCCGGTCGTCGAGGAGGCGGCGCCCGACAGCCGCTACGCCTTCCTCTGTTATGACGAATGGGGCGAAGAGCGCGACGGCGAGGGGGCGGTGATCGTCGCGGCGGGCAGTCGCTTCGGCATCCGTCCCGACCAGCTCGCGCTGTTTCTGATCGCGGCGCAGGACGCGCGGCTCGCGGCGCTGGAGTTGGCGGCATGACCGACGGGTCGGCGCTGTCGTCGCGCGCGCTGGGCGCCGCCACCCGGCGCGACCTGGCGAGCGAATGGAGCGGTCCCGAACCGGCGGCGACGCAGGTGCCGCTGCCGATCGTCCGCGAGGCGGTCCGCCGCGTGATCGTGCGCAAGCCATAAGCCATGAGGGAAGAGCGATGACGATGGTAGCAAAGGATCCGGGGACGCGGATCGATTTCGAATTCGACTGGGCGGCGGCCTATCCCGACGGGCAGGCGGTGCTGGCAAGCGACTGGAGCGCCGAACCCGACGAGGCGGGCGGGGTGACGGTCGCGGCGGCGGCGCACGACCTGACGCGCGCCACCGTCACGCTGGCGGGCGGAATAGCCGGGCGCGTCTATCGCGTGACCAACCGCGTGACGCTGAGTGACGGACAGATCGACGAGCGGTCGGCGATCGTGCGGGTGGAGGAAAGATGATGGCCGAAAATCCGGTGCCGGGGGCGAGCCCGGTCAGCCTGAACGAGGCGCGGGGCTGGCTGCGGATGGGCGCGACGATCGACGATGCCGTCGTCGCCGGGCTGATCCGCGCCGCGACCAATATCTGCGAAGCCTTCATCGGCCGCTGGCTGATCGTTCGCGCCGCCGAGGAGCTGGTGCCGCTGGACGGCGGCGCGGTCCGGCCGGGGGTGCGTCCCGTCGTCGCGGTCGATACGGTCGCGCTGCTGCTGCCCGGCGGCGGCGAGACATTGCTGGACGAAGCGGCCTATCGCGTGCGGATCGGGCGCGATGGCGACGCATCGATCCTGATTTTCGACCGTGGCGCCGCGGATCGCGCGCGCATCGCCTTTCGCGCCGGGATGGCGGCCGAAGCGAACGGCATTCCCGAGGCGATCCGGCAAGGCATCGTCCGCATGACGCAGCATCTGCACGAAGCGCGCGACGGCGGCGGCGGCGCGCCGCCGGCGGCGATCGCCGCCCTGTGGCAGCCGTGGCGGCGGCTGACGCTGGGGGGAAGGCCATGAGGACGGCCGAGCAGGCGCTGCGCGCGAAAGCGATCGCGCTGCTCGCCGGGGATGGCGAACTGGCGGGCGCGGTCTATGGGGTTTTCGACGGGATGCCGCCGCGCGCGAGCGCGCCCTGCGTATCGGTCGGTGCGGCCGAGGGGAGCGATTGGGGGACCAAGGATCGGGCGGGGCGCGAAATCCGGCTGACGGTGACGCTGCACGGCGTCGGCGACAGCCTGGACGACCGCGCCGCGGCGCGGGTCGAGGCGGTCGCGGCGGCGCTGCGCGGCCCGGCCGAGGATTGGACCGTGGTTGGCGCGCGGATCGTGCGGACGCGGTTCGGCCCGGCCCGCGAGGGCGGCTGGCGCCGCGAACTGGTGGTGCGGTGCCGGTGTTTGGCGCTGTCCTGAGGGGTGTCTCGACTTCGCTCGACACGAACGGGATGAGGGAGCGGGGATGCGGCCGGAAGCGACCGGAAGCCGACATCTCTTTCATGGTCACCCTGAACTTGTTTCAGGGTCCATGGCCGGACGTCTCATTCAGCGCGGCGCGGGACGCGAGCGCAGGCCATGGATGCTGAAACAAGTTCAGCATGACGACATTAAAAGGCCGCTTCCCACCCCACAGCGGACGCTCAGTTCCCTTTTATGAGGGATTCAAACCGGCTTGGCGATCAGTCGTCGGCGGGCATCGTGTTGCTGGAGGAATAATCGGCGAACTTGTCGGTGAAGCTCGCGTGATAATCCTCGATCTGCATTTCGGCATTGTCGGCGGCGTCGGCCGCGGAATAGCCGCTTGTGGCGTTGGCCGTGGTGACCGCGACGCGGAACGCCTCACGCTCGCTGTCGCAGGCGGCCTTGAGCGACATTTCATATTCGGCCTCGCCCACCTTGGCCTCGAGCGACTTTTTCAGATGGCCGCGCAGGCATTTGGTGAAGGCGGCGCGCGTCGTGTCGACGGTGCCGGTCCCCACCGGCGCCATGGTGGCCAAGAGCAAGCTGGTGATGAGCATCCTGCGACTCCCCGTTTGCAGCGATTTTTCAAAGGAGGTTTAGACTATGGCAATCGAAAATGGGAGCGCTTTTCTGTTGAAAATCGGGGATGGCGCGGCCCCGCCGGTCTTTGCGACGGTGGCCGGGCTGCGCACGACGCAGATGTCGGTGAATGGCGAGGCGGTCAATGTCACGACCAAGGATTCGGGCGGCTGGCGCGAACTGCTGTCGGGCGCCGGGGTGCGGTCGGTGTCGGTCAGCGCCGCCGGGATCTTTACCGGGTCGGACGCCGAGGTGCGATTGCGCGGTCATGCCCTGTCGGGCGCGATCGACGAGTATGAGCTGAGCTTTGAGAGCGGCGAGCGGCTGCGCGGGCGGTTCCTGGTCACGCGGCTCGACTATGCCGGCGATTATAATGGCGAGCGCAATTACACGCTGAGCCTCGAATCGAGCGGGCCGGTGGTGAGCCTGTGAGCGAGCCTGAGAAAATGGGGGCCAATCCCCTGCGCGGCGAGGCGGAATTGCGCGTCGGTGGCGATGCGCTGGTCCTGCGCCCGAGCTTTGCCGCGCTGGTCGCGGCGGAGAGCGAGTTGGGGCCGCTGTTCGCGCTCGTCGAGCGCGCGGCCGACGGGCGGCTCGCGCTGAGCGAGATGGCGGCATTGTTCTGGCATTGTGTGAAGGATCGGCCGGCGGCGCTGACGCGCGAGGCGGTCGGCGACGCGGTGGTGGCGGGGGGGCTGGCCGCGGTGACCCCGGCGCTGCGCGTGCTGCTGGGGCAGATATTGCAGGGGCGGTGAACGTGGGGCCTTTTGCCGATGTCGCGCTTGTTTTGCTGGGCCTGATGGCGCGGCTCGCGGGCTGGCGGCCCGATGATTTCTGGGCGGCGACGCCGGCCGATGCGGCGGCGGTGCTGGCGGGGTGGCGCGACGAGGAGGCGGGCGGGATGGGCCAGGCCGATCTTGCGGCGATGATGGAGCAATGTCCCGATGGATGAGATCGACGAGATGGTCGTCGCGGTGCGCGCCGATACCGGCGCGTTCCGGCGCGACGTGGCGATGATGCGCGCCGAACTGGAAGGGCCGCTCGCCAGCGGCGCCGACGCGGCGGGGCGGGCGATCGAGCGGTCGCTGACCCGCGCGATCATGACCGGCAAGCTGGGCTTTGAGGATTTGAAGCGGCTGGCGCTGACGGTGATGGCCGATATTGCGCGCGCCGCGATCCAGAACGGCATCGGCACGGCGATCGGTGGCGGCGCGGCGGGCGGCGGCGGCGGATTGCTGTCGCTGGGCGCGTCGATCGCCGGGGCGCTGTTCGGCGCGCCGGGGCGCGCGACGGGCGGGCCGGTGAGCGCCGGGCGCGCCTATCGCGTCGGCGAGCGCGGCCCCGAATGGTTCGTGCCGACCGCGAGCGGGCGGGTCGAGGCGGCGGGCGGCGCGGTGCGCAATATCGCGATCACGGTCAATGTCCGCGGCGACGGGGCGAGCGAGCCGCAGCGGCTGGCGCAGACCGGGCGGCAACTGGCGCGCGCGGTGCGGCGCGCGGTCGCGGCGGGAGAGGATTGATGGGCTGGGCGCTGGTCGCGGCCGAGCCGCATCACCGCAAGGGCTGGGTCAAGCGGTTCGATCCGCGGTTCTGGACGGTCGATTTCGCGCGGCCGATGATGGCGGCGGTCACGACGACCGCGCCCGATGCGCTGCGCGTCGAGGCGGTCTTTTATCAAAAGCAGGATCTGGCCGGGCTGATCTGGGAGGCCGAGGATCGCTGGGACCATCCGCTGCTCGCCTATGAGACGAAGCGCGATTTCCGGCATAGCCAGCTTCGCTTTCGCTGGCGGTCGGGCGGGGTGAAGCCGCTCGACGCGCTGCACGGGCCGACGCTGACGATCGAGGGGCGCGATGCGGCGGGAAACCCGCGCGCCTGGTATGTCCGGCTGTGGAATTATGCGGCGGGGACGCCGACCGACGCGGTCGTCACGCTCGATTTCGATGCGCTCGTCGGCGGCTTCCTGGTGCCGGGCGAGGCCGACCCGGTGTGGGCGGGCGATATCGACCGGATGTTCGTCTCGCTGGTGCCGCCGGGGTATGACGGCGGCGACGGCGCGCTCGCGGCGCCCGCCGAGGGCTGGGCCGAGATGCGCGATATCGCCTGTTCGGGGTCGGGATCGGTGCTGGCGATCGGCGATGCGGTGCTGCCCGAGCAGCGCCAGGGAATCGCGAACGGCTATGACGACGCCTATCATCTGACCCCGGCGCGGCTGGTGCGCCAGATCGTCCAGCTCGGCTATCGCGGCGATGTCGTCCATTATGTCGGGATGAGCCATTATATGCGGCTCGCGGTCGACGGGGAGGCGTTTCGGGCGAGCGTCGCGGGCGGGGCGGTCAACGCGCCCGCGGCGGCGTGGCACCGGGCGCTGGCGACCGAATGCGCGGGCGCGGGGCTGGGGCTGATCTGGTCGCTCTCCTATGAACTGTTCGACGCCTATTGCCCCGAGGACTGGAAACAGCGCGATGCCGAGGGTGCGCCCGCGCTGACCGGGTGGGAGCCGCCGTCGACCTTGCTCTCGCCCGCGAACGCCGAGGCGATGGGGTATCTGCAGCTCGTCGCGCGGGGTTTCATCGGCTTTGCGGTCGACGCGGGACTGGCGGTGCGATTCCAGGTCGGCGAGCCCTGGTGGTGGGTCGGCGGCGGCGGGCGGCTGTGCGCTTATGATGCGGCAACGACCGCCGCGCTGGGCGGGGCGAGCGTCGCGATCGCCGATGTGCGGGGGAGCCTGACGGCGGCGCAGCGCGCGATGCTCGATGCGCTCGGCGCGCTGCTCGCGACATCGACCGCGGCGCTGGTCGCGGCGGCGCGCGACGAGGCAGGGGTGGCGGGGCTGGTGAGCCATCTGCTCGTCTATCTGCCGACGGTGCTCGATCCCGATGCGCCCGAGCTTCGGCGCGCCAATGTGCCGATGGGGTGGGCGGCGCCGGCCTTCGGTGTGTTGCAGCTCGAGGATTATGACTGGGTGACCGGCGGGCGCGGCGCCGCGACGGCGGGGGCCCGAGGCGCGATGACGGTGCGGCTCGGTTATCCGGTCGGCGAACAGCATTATTTTGCGGGCTTCGTGCTGCGGGGCGAGGATCGGGCGCAATGGGCGGCGATCGCCGATGCGGCCGAGGCCGCGCGGCGCGCGGGGGTAGCGCGAACCTTTGTCTGGGCGCTGCCGCAGGTGGCACGCGATGGCTATGTGAGTTTTGACGGGGAGGATGAAGTGCAGGCTTTCGATGCGGTCGACTTTCCGCTGGCGATCGGGCGCGAAGCGATGGCCCTGACCGAATTTTCGACCCAGATCATCAGCTCGCCCTCGGGGCATGAGCAGCGCGCGAGCGAATGGGCCGAGGCGCGGATGCGCTATGACGCGGGGCCGGGAGTCCGGTCCGAGGCCGATGTGCGGACGCTTGCCGGCTTCTTTCGCGCGCGAAGGGGCGCGGCGCGGGCTTTCCGCTTTCGCGATCCGTTCGATCAGGGGTCGGCGGCGGATGGGGGCTTGCCGGGCGCGGCGGATCAGTTGCTGGGGGTCGGCGACGGAAGCCGGCGGCAGTTCGCGCTGGTCAAGCATTATGGCGCGGGCGACGCGGTGCAGGAGCGCCGGGTCCGCCTGCCGGTCGAAGGCAGCGTGCGCGTGTCGGTCGACGGGGTCGAGACGGCGGCGTTCGTGGTGACGAGCGACGGCGAGGTGCTGCTCGACGCGGCGCCCGCGACGGGAGTGGCGGTGCGCGCGGGCTTTGTGTTCGACGTGCCGGTGCGCTTTGCCGAGGATCGGCTCGAGGTCAGCCGCGCGACCTTTCTGGCGGGCGAGATGGCGCATGTGCCGCTGGTCGAGGTGCGCGCGCCATGGTGATGGAGACGACGACAGCGGCGCCCGATTGGCTGCGCGGCGAACTGGTGACGCTCGCCTGGTGCTGGCGGCTGGCACGGCGCGACGGGGTGGTGATCGGGCTGACCTCGCACGACCGCGACCTGATCGTCGGCGGCGTGCCCTATCGCGCCGCGCCGGGGATGAAGCCGTCGGCGATCGAAACCCGCGACGAGATCGACGCCGCGACGATGGACCTGGAGGGCGCGATCGCGAGCGATGCGATCGCGGCGGACGACCTCGACGCGGGACGCTGGGACGGGGCGGCGGTCGAGCTGTTCGTGACCGACTGGAACGCGCCCGAAGCGGCGCCGGTCACGGTGGCGCGCGGGGCGCTCGGCGCGGTCGAGCGGCGCGGCGCGGCGTTCACCGCCGAGTTGCAAGGGGTGACGCGCGCGCTCGACGGGCCGGCGTGCCCCGCAACCTCGCCCTCTTGCCGCGCGATGCTCGGCGACCCTGCGTGCCGCGTCGATCTGGCGCCGCGCACGCATATCCGGCGCGTGGTCGCGGTCGAGGGAAGGGCGGTGACGCTCGACGTCGCGGCGCCGCCGGGCGCGATGGCGTTCGGCGAACTGACCTGGATGGAGGGCGCGGTGTGCGGCCTGTCGAGCCCGGTGATCGATGCGGCGGGGGCGGTGCTGACGCTGGCCGAAATTCCGCCGGTGCTGCCCGTGCTGCCGCTGCGCGTGCGGCTGGTCGAGGGGTGCGACAAGCAGCTTGCGACGTGCCGGACGCGCTTTGCCAATGCGGTCAATTTTCGCGGCGAGGCGCATCTGCCGGGCAACGACCTGCTGACGCGCTATCCGGGTGGGTGAGGTGAGGCGGGTTGCCCACCCCGCTGCGCGTAGCGAGCAAGCTCGCAACTCTCGCTGCCCCTCCCGCTTGCGGGAGGGGGAATGGGGCGCGCGCGTTTTTGCGGCGGCGCGGGCGATGGTCGGGGCGCGGTTTCGGCGGCAGGGGCGCGATCCGGCGACGGGGCTCGATTGCGTCGGGCTGGTGTGGGCGGCCTATGTCGCCGCCGGACGAGAGCTGGTCGCGCCTGCGGGCTATCCTTTGCGAGGGTGGACGCGCGCGCGGATTGAAGCGGCCTTGGCGGCGGCCGGTTTCGAGCGGGTCGAGGATCGGCGCGTCGGCGACGTTGTGCTGATCGCGCTCGCGGCGGGGCAGATTCATCTGGGGGTGATGGGGCCGGCGAGTTTCGTTCACGCGCATGCGGGATTGCGGCGGGTGGTGGAGACGCCGGTGGATGCGGCGATGATTGCGGCGGCGCAGGGCTGGCGGCTTTGCCCACCCCGCTGCGACTAGGGCGCAAGCGCCCAAGTCTCGCTGCCCCTCCCGCATGCGGGAGGGGATTTTCTTGGAGGATGGCATGGCAACTCTGGTGCTGACGGTGGTCGGCGGGATCGTCGGTGGGCCGGTGGGGGCGGCGCTGGGCGCGGCGATCGGGCAGCAGGCCGACGCCGCGATCTTCAAGCCCAAGGGGCGCGAAGGGCCGCGCCTCGCCGACCTGAAGGTGCAGGCATCGACCTATGGCCAGCAGATTCCCAAGCTGTTCGGGACGATGCGGGTCGCGGGGAGCGTGATCTGGGCGACCGACCTGATCGAGCGGCGGAACAAGCGCGGCGGCGGCAAGGGGCGGCCATCGACGACCGAATATAGCTATGCGGTGTCGCTGGCGGTCGCGCTGTCGTCGCGGCCGGTCGGCGCGATCCGGCGGATCTGGGCGGACGGCAATTTGCTGCGCGGGTCGAGCGGGTCGTTCCAGGAACGCTGTATTTTTCGCTTTTATGGCGGAAGCGAGGACCAGCCGGTCGATCCGCTGATCGCCTCGGCGGTCGGCATGGCGTCTGCGAGCGCGTTTCGCGGCCTGTCCTATGCCGTGTTCGAGGAGCTGGAACTCGGCGCCTTCGGCAATCGCATTCCGTCGCTGACCTTCGAGGTCGAGGCCGATGCGGGCGCCGTCGATGCGGGCGTCGTCGGCGATGCGCTGCTCGGCGAGGCCGGGCGTTGCGGCGGGCGCTGGCCGATCGCGGGCTATGCGGCGTCGGGCGAGCGGGTGCGCGAGGCGCTGGGGCCGTTGTTCGAGATCGACGGCACCAGGCTGGTCAGCGATCCCGCCGGCTGGCGGCTCGCCCCGGCCGAAATCCTGCCGTTACCATCAGCATTCAGCGATTTCTGCGAAGCCGGGCGCGTGCTGGCGCCGTCCGATTGCACCGAACGGCGGCGCGCGCCGTTGTCGGCGCTCCCCGGCACGATCCGCCTGCGCCATTATGAGCCCGAGCGCGACTATCAGCTCGGCCAGCAGTCGGCGGCGGTCGCGGGCGGGGGGATGCGCGAGGAGCGGATCGACCTGCCCGCGGTGCTGCCCGCGGGGTCGGCGCGCGCGCTGGCGCGCAAACTGGCGGCGGCGGCCACCGACGGGCGCGAGACGCTGATCTGGGCGGGCGACCTTGCCGCGCTGGCGTTGCCCGTCGGCGGGCTCGTCGTGCTGGCCGACGGTGGGGCCTGGCGCGTTGCGGCGCGGACGATGCGCGACCGCGGCGTGACGATCGAACTGCGACGGTTTCAGCCGGCCTCGACCGAGGCGATCGCCGCCGATCCGGGGCTTCCCGTCGCCAGCCCCGACTGGCCCGACGCCGAAGCGAGCGTGCGGTTGTTCGACCTGCCGAATATCGGCGTAGCGGCGGCGACGGCGCCGCGGCTGGTCGTTGCGGCGGCGGCCAGCAACGACGGCTGGCGCGGCGCCGACCTGTGGTTTCAGCCCGAGGCGGGCGCCGAACCGATCGCGATCGGCGCCGCGCGCCCGGCGGCCGCGCTCGGCGTGCTCGATGCGGCGCTGGCGGTCGGCGGGACGCTGGTGTTCGATCGGTCGCGCGCGCTGACGGTCACGCTGGTCAATCCGTCGATGACGCTGGAGTCGGTCGATGATCGGGCGCTGCTCGCCGGGGCGAATCGCGCGATGATCGGCGACGAACTGCTGCAATTCGGCATCGCCGAGATGATCGGCCCGGCGACATGGCGGCTTTCGCACCTGCTGCGCGGCCGGGGCGGAACCGCGGCGGCGGCGCAGGCGGCGGGCGCGCCTTTCGTTCTGCTCGACGACCCGGCGCTGCTGCCGATCCCCGACGATCTCGCGCGGTTCGCCGAAGGAGGCGGCGCCATTCTGCAATGGGCGTCGCGGTCGGGGGCCGACGTCGATGACGTCGCGGTGCCCGCGGCGCGGCAGGCGCTGCGCCCGCTTGCTCCCGTCCATGGCGTCATCCGGCCGGACGGCGCGGGCGGGGCCGAGCTGCGCTGGGTCCGCCGCACCCGGACCGATGCGGGCTGGCGCGACCATGTCGATGTTCCGCTGGGCGAAAGCCGCGAGGCGTGGCGGATCGAGGCCGAGCCCGCGGCGGCGGGTGTCGGGCCGTGGGAGACCGCGTCGCCGTCGCTCGCGATCGACGCCGTCACCTGGGGCGCGCTTGCGCCGGACAGCGTGTTTTCCATCCGGCAGGTCGGCGACTTCGCGCTGTCCGAGCCGCTGCATTTGCCCCTGACAGGATAG